CATGTTGTCAGAAATGACTACAAACATGTTGTCAGAAATGACACTGGGTGTAGTCAAAAATGACTACAAACATGTGGTCAATTCTGACAACAACAAAAGAAAGAAGAAAACTTTAACAAAAAACACTCACAAAGAAAGAGAGTGTGAGCTTTCTTTTTCTCTTTTTAAAAACACCGCTGTGAAAATGTTGGAGCTTATCAGACAGACAGATCAGAAATACAAAGAACCTGATTTGAATGATTGGGCGGCAAAGCTGGAAACCCTGGGTAAAAGTCCGGATGAAATTGAATCCGCGATGACCTGGACACTGTCACATGAATTCTGGTCCACCCGGGCAAAAGGTATCGATAATTTTGTGAAGCATTATGCCACCATTCGTTCACAGATGGGTAATGGCCATTCGAAAACGAAACCAGTCATTGACTATTCAGAATTCGGCGGGACACCCAAACAGCCAAAAATAAACACCGACCGGTTATGGGCTGAAATCGCCAATTGCAAAAATCTTGCAGAACTTGAAGACCTTGAACTGATTCATCCGGAAATCGATACCATTGACATTCTACGAGCAAAATCCAGGGAGATGAAGCTATCCTATCCGGCGCCTGAATGGGCAGGTGAAGCAATTAGACAGATCGATTCCATTAAAACGGTTGAGCAACTCAGGGCGCTATGGACCGAAAACTGTGAGGTTTGGGTGCCTTGTGAAACTGTACGCGAGGCAAAGGACCGAAAGAAATTCACCTTGCAGATCATGGAATGTACATCGGCTGAACAACTGGACGCGATTTATGATGCCACATGGCCACCGGATTTAAAAGCTGTCTATGATCAGCATTATGGTGAACTGGTTCCGGATGATGAAATGGTTCAGTTTTGAAAGGATAATCCGGATGATGTCGGGGTAAATCCGGAAGGTTGTATCCCAGAGATGGAATGGGTTGATGAATGCCGGAAGTCTGGTTGCACAAGAAAAAACATTCACGACAATAAGAAGGCATTTTTCATCCATAACGGTTTTGTTTATCTCAAGGCGTTTTGCTGATGTTACGAATGTCACGGCCAGGGCGTTACAATCGTTACTGGTATATATACCATTGTAACATTTGTAACGCTTACCCCATCGTAACATTTGTAACATTTGTAACATTTGTAACATTTGTAACGCTATGGAACAGATCCGAAATATGTGAGGTGATTATGCAAATACCTGAACATCGAATCCTGGAAATGCCTCACGGCCTCAACACGCTCAATATCAGGTATAACCCATGTCAGGAGTGGCAGGATGTGCTCGATGCTGTCCTGCGCCATATAGGGAAGTCTCGTAACGATTTTGGGAACGTGGTGATGGTGGCTCCTGAAATGTGGCGGGGAAAAAGATGAAACGGTATGTGAAATACTGCTCACAATATCCCTGTAATAAAACAGCGATACCCGGGACAGCGTATTGTGATGAGCACCAGAAACCGCGAGCGAAGAAGGAAGCTGATGCTTTTTATCTCTCAACACGTTGGCGGCGGTTTCGGTCGTGGTACCTGTCCAGACACCCACTGTGTGAAATGTGCCAGGCTGATGGACGGCTTGAACCGGCTGTCATGGTTGATCATGTGGTTGAGATAAAAGACGGCGGTGCATTAACGGATGAGGGCAATGCACAAAGTCTGTGCAGGTTGTGTCACCAGCGAAAGACGGCTGATGAAAAGCAAAAGAGACACAAGCAAATATCATCAGTTATCCTGGGTAGTTAACCGGGGAGGTAGCCAAACACAGAGTTAATTTTTGATTTTTTGTCAATACAGATAATCAATATATTTGGGTAAAATTATATGGGAAAAAGAGGCGTTAAATCATCGGCGGTTAAATCTGCAATCCAGATACCCAATCGGAAGGGAAAAGCACCCTGGGAGAAAAAGGGACTTTCCAGAGCTGAAAAAGTTATTGCCTTTTGTGAATCGCTTCCCATCACCTCGGGAATCCATGCAGGGCAAATGCTCAAGCTGCGTGACTGGCAGAAGGATATCGTCCGGGGCATTTATGGCACCGATGAATCCGGCACCCGTCTGGTCCGTACCGCATTGATAACCACACCGCGAAAACAGGGAAAATCGTTGATGGCCTCGGCACTGGCATTGTGTCACCTCGTTGGTCCGGAAGCTGAACGGAGGGGACAGGTCTATAGCGCGGCGGCTGATAGGGAGCAGGCCAGTATCATTTTCAAGGAATTGGAAGCTTTCATTTTGAGTGTTCCTGAATTTTCCGAAAGATGCAGTATCCAAAGTTTCAGGAAAACGATATCCGACAACGTGACCGGCTCCATCTATACCGCACTGACAGCAGACGGCCGGAAAGCACATGGTTTGAGTCCATCCTTCATGATTTTTGACGAACTGGCACAAGCGAAGGACAGGGAGCTTTATGACAATCTGACAACAGGCACCGGCGCACGAAAAGAACCGTTGATGATTGTTATCAGTACGCAATCGCCGGAAAGCATGCACGTCATGAGTGAGCTGGTTGACTATTCGGAAAAAATTACGGATGGCACCCTACCACCGGATAAGACGTTTTTTGGCTGTGTGTACAAGGCTGATGACGATGCCGATATCTGGGATGAAAAAGTTTGGCATGCTTGCAATCCTGCGTTAGGCGATTTCCGGTCACTGGATGAAATGAGAAACTTTGCAGAACAAGCAAAGAAAATACCGGCAAAAGAAAGCACTTTCCGGGCNCTNTATTTGAATCAACGTGTTGACGCGGCGGCAAGGTGGATAAGTTCAGAAATGTTTCGGGAATGCACTTGTGACAACATGCCGGATNTGAGCGGTCGGGAATGCTATGCGGGACTTGACTTATCCTCGACTCAAGATCTGAGTGCATTGTCACTGTGTTTTGTACCAACATTCGATGGTGAACCATACTATACACTTCATTATTCGTGGTGTCCGAAAGACGCGATAAAGACACGCTCAAAAAGAGACCGTGTTCCATACGACTTATGGGCGAAACAGTGCTACATCGAAGCTACACCCGGCAGCGTTATCGACTATGACTTTGTGCTGAAAAGAGTGGAACAGATAGCAAAAAAATATAAGTTGAAAGCGATCTTATTTGACAGATGGGGCGCGGCAAGAATTGTCAAGAGTCTTACTGATGCCGGTCATGATGTCTTTGAGTTTGGCCAGGGTTTCGCAAGTATGTCACCACCTTCAAAGGAACTCGAAAAACTCATTTTGAGTCAAAAAATAGTGTTTCCGGATAACCCGGTTTTGTCGTGGTGTTTCAGTAATGTCGTGGCAGAGACAGACGCGGCGGGCAATGTGAAACCGTCTAAAAAGAGAAGCAAGGAAAAGATTGATTTGTGTGTTTCAACGATTATGGCACTCGATGGGACGATACGAAACCAGAAAAAAAGTATCGAACCGACTATCACTTGGATCTAAAAAATAAGGATAAAATATGAAACGAAACTTTGAAATTGACATTGGTGAAGTACGGGCAGAGTCCCGAACAGTATCGGCAAGTCTTTCATCTGAATTTCCCGTCAAGCGGTTTGAAGGTGATGAGATTCTCAGTCATGCACCCGGCGCGGTTGACTTATCACGGTCGCCATTGCCACTACTGCGAGCGCACAACAACAGCGAGTTACCCGTGGGAGTCGTGGAAGCACTCGAAGTCACTGGCGGGAAACTGCGTGGCGTTATCAGGCTGTCAGCGAATCATGACGACATTTGGAACGATATTAAGGATGGCATTATCCGAAATCTGAGTATCGGATATAATATAGTGGAGAAAGTGAAAACCAGAACCGGAATCATTGCTACGCGGTGGTTTCCTTATGAATGTAGTTTAGTGGCGGCACCGGCTGACAATACCGTCGGCATTAACCGAAGTTTTCAAAAAAAGGATTCAAAAATTATGGACAAAAACGATTTACTGAAAAACAAAAAAACGGCAATCGAAGAGTTGGCAGAGCTGGCCAAAAGTGGCGAAAACAACGAGCGCATGATTGAGGTGCAAACAGAGATCCGCAGCCTGGACAGCCGTCTGGAAGCACTCGAACTGGTGGAGAAAAATAAACCGGCGAAAACCGCTTTCATCCCCGATGTGAAAAACCGAAGCATTATTGAATTCTCCGGTGGTCCGGTTATTAATCCGACCTATGCCAGGATGTTCAACCAGGGTCGGGAACTGGAAATCAATGAAGAAGAAATCCGGGCTTTCCGGGCTTCGATGGTGTCTGGTGTTCCTGCAAGCGGGGGCTTTGCCGTACCGGAACCGATGGCAGCGAAATGGTTGGATGACTCTTTGCCGTCTGAAATCATCCGGCCGCGTGCTACCGTATGGCCGATGGAGTCAGCTACCCGTAAGGTGCCGGGCTGGGATTCAGCATCACGGGCTGGGGGTGTTCTGTTCGGCGGATTCAAAATGGAAGTAATTCCGGAAGAAGGACCGGGAACCAAACAAACGGGAAAACTTCGTTCTGTTCTGCTTCAGGCGATCAAGGCCGGAATCTTCGTGGATATGTCAAACGAACTGCTTGAAGATGGTTTAGGTATGGATGCCCAACTTGACCGGGCCATGAGAACAAGCATTGGTTATGGTTTGGACAGGTTTTTCATCAATGGTTCCGGCGCTGGGGAACCGCTGGGAATCCGGAACTGTAATTCCCGAATCACGGTCGCAAAGGAATCCGGCCAGGCGGCTAGTACCATCGTTTATGAGAATTTGTGTAAAATGTTCGCCGCAATGTACCCGGCAGGCCAACAGCGGGCCGTGTGGCTTGCAAACAATACGGCAATCGTTCAGCTTTTAACGCTCAGTATCGCAATCGGCACCGGGGGAAGTCATGTTCCTGTGATGACCGAATCAAACGGCGTTTTCAATATCCTGGGCCGGCCGGTTATTTTCACATCCCACATGCCGGCCGTGGGTTCTGCCGATGATATCATGTTTTGCGATTTGTCCCAGTATGTTGTCGGCATGCGGCGCGATATCCGTCTTGAGAAATCGAATATCCCTGGATGGACAAACGACCTGATGAGCTACCGGGCATTGCTCCGCTTCGATGGTCAAGACACATGGACCGGGCCAATTCAGCCGGAACATGGCGACCCCTTGAGCTGGGCCGTGGGACTGGAAGCCAGATAACACCTAAGCGCTCGTGGCTACCTTTCACGGGCGCTAATCAGATCCCACCTTAAAAAAAGGAATTGAATCATGTTTTCATTTTTCAGGAAAAAAAGATCGTGGGCGAACCTGGACGCATTCGAGGGCCGGGAAACATCCGCAGGTATCCACATCAATGAATCCGTGGCGCTGGGAATTCCGGCTGTCTTTGCATGTGTTCGGGTGCTTTCGGAAGCCATTGCCAGTTTGCCCTTGATCACATATGAGCGCTTTTCTAATGGCGACAGGGAACGAGCAAAAGACTTTTCGCTGTATCGCATATTGCATGATGAACCCAATCCCCTGATGACTTCCTTTGAGCTTCGAGAGCTTCTTGTGGGCCATTTGTGTTTAAGGGGAAATGCCTATTGCTTCATTGAACGGCAAGAGGGCGAGGTGGTAGCGTTATGGCCATTGCACCCGGATAAGGTGACGGTTGAAGTTGTGGGGCGTGAACTGGTTTACAAGCATCAGAATGATGGAACCGAACGAGTTTACCCGATGACTGATATCTCGCATATCAGAGGTATGTCATCCGATGGAATCATCGGTTATTCCCCGTTGTCACTGCTGCGTGATACCTTCGGATATTCAAAGGCCGTGCAGGAATATTCATCCAGCTATTTCAAGAATGACGCTTCACCTGGGGGGATACTGTCAATTCCAAGCACCTTAAACGACATTTCAATGAGCAAGCTCCGGGAATCATGGGCGGCTGGCCATTCCGGAAAAGGCAAACATCACCGGGTTGCAATAATGGACTCAGGTATGAAATGGGAGTCAATCGGCGTGAGTCCGCAAGACAGCCAATTGATCGAAAGCCAGAAATTCAGCGTGGTGGAGATTGCCAGGTGCTTTCGAGTGCCTTTGAATCTGATACAAGATCATGAACGAAGCACCTACAGCAATGTTATTGAGCAAAACAGATCTTTTCTTGTTCACTGCCTTCAGCCGTGGTTGACCCGCATCGAGCAATCGCTTATGAAATCCGTACTCACAGAAACCGAAAAAGAAAAGTATTTCATCGAGCATTTGACGCAAGATTTTCTCCGGGCTGATACCAAAACGAGATTTGAATCATACAAGGTTGCCATTGATGCCGGGTTCTTGACAGTGGATGAAGTCCGCCAGCTTGAAAACATGAATTCTGTATCTACATCTGAAAACCGATCCGTTTATCATGATCGTGTTTTAACGTCTTTTCGCTAAACGTGAATTATATCAATTCTTTCTCTTGGAAACTTTTTGTAAAAGGTGAAACAATGACATGTGATGAATGCAAGAAGCGTGAAACCTGTCAAAAGCCTTGTGATGACGTCAATAAAATTTTGTGGGAAAACAACCGGGTGATGGAAAAACAATACAATGGCTTTTCCATATGCTTTCCAAAGAATGAAGAAGTCCATTTTTCAGAGATCACAGAACAACAGATTGATGCGTTTTCAAATGACGATGTTGTCCAGTGGGCATCAGGCAATTACCGCTTGAGACAAACTGAGGTGTTCGTGGAGCGATTTTTCAATAAGACGCCTTGCAAAGATATTGCAGAGCGATTTGACGTGAAAGAGAATACCATTGTCCGTATGTATGCCATGGCGGTTAAGCAATTGGAGCAGATCATTGAAAGGCTGGATGCCAGGAAAGCCGGAATCAAAGCAATGGCACCCGATAAATTCAAAGAAGATGAAAAGTGGTTCATGCTTCATGCGGTTTTCGGCTTCACACAGAATGAAATTGCAGAGATGTTCGGGAAGAATAGAAACCTTGTCGGGAAACGAGTCAAGCGCATGTCTGACAAGTACCTCGGGTTGTTTCAGGAGCCGGAAGCTATGCCATGAACAGAGCGAGGCTTTTCAGGCCGAAAAGCAGCGCATCCAGGCGGAGGCGAATAGGAAGCGGGCAGAGGCGGCAAGGGAACAGCATGAGGTGAGCAAGCCTTATGCCGGCGAAAAGATGGTAGTTGAACACTCTGTACAACTACCATCTCATGAACCAAAAGAGCGCAAAGCCAAAGCCGCAGCATCTAAAACGAACTCCGGAACATCGACCAGGTTGATCAAACGTCCATACATTAATTCAAACCCGGTAAATTTTTGCATCCCGG